TTCCGGGTGGGTATTGCGTCAATCACTTCCTGACTGACACCAATGCTTGGTTCCTGACGACCGATGTTCCGAATGGCCTGAAACACTTTGTCCGCACCCCGCTGGCAAATTCGATGGACGGTGATTTTGATACAGGCAACGTGCGTTACAAGAGCCGTGAGCGTTACAGCTTTGGCGCTTCTGATCCGCTGGGCATCTTCGGCGCGTCTGGTTCTAGCTAATGTAGTATGATTCAAGGGTGGATGGCAGAATGAAGAACTAGCCATTAAAAGACGGCTTAAAGCGTCCACCTGCTTTACTTATCTGGGAATTTTACGCATAGCGACTGCCCCAGCAGACTTGTTAGAGACTCTATGCGGATGTGCTAACACACTAGGAGTTCTAAATGGCTATTTCTACATTCGACGGCCCCGTCCGTTCGCTCAATGGTTTCTATTCCCAAGGTAACAACAACATACTTACCCTTGGTGCTACCGTAACCCTTTCTGTTGCCACTCACGCTGGTCATACCTTGCTGGTTCCCGCTACCTGCGCGATTACGCTGCCGACGATTGTGGCAACGGCTGACTCTTCGGCTTCTGGCCCCGGCTCTGATCCAAACACGACCAGCAACATCGGCGTTGAATTCAATCTGTTCTTCAACGTCATTTCGGCTGGCGCTACGGCACAGACCGTTACCTGCGGCGGCTCAGACAAATTTGTTGGCAGCTTGGGTGTAACGTCCACGGTCTATAACGCGTTTGCTTCGGTAACTAGCACGGTCATTACGCTGAATGCGACCACTACTGGTGGTGCGGCGCGTGGTAGTCAGATCACTCTGATACCGTTGGCGGCTAACCTCTGGTCTGTAAATGGTGTTTTGATTGGTTCCGGCACTGCTGCTACGCCGTTCTCTTAATCTTCTGGGGGCTTTGGCCCCCAATTAACATCTTAGGAGATTAACCATGCAGACAGACGTTCTAGCAAGCGTACCAATTACCGCCAGCGGTCAGTTTACTGACCAAGCTACTACTAATCTTGCCCGTTGTCGGGTTAAGGCAATCTACATCGTTCCTACTGCCACAGCAGGTAGTCTTATTCTTAAGGACGGCGGGTCAAGCGGTACGGTTAAAGCCACAATCAATACCGTAGCTTCCGCAACGCAGCCGACCTATATGTTGCTTCCCGGAGAGGGAATAGTGTTTCAAACCGCTGTATATGGAACGGTGTCAAACCTTGGTTCCGCAACTATAATCTACGGATAAACATGCAAACAAGCACAGATTTTCATCTGGCGGGTAAGAAGTTGATGATAGGGCTTCCCGCCTATGACCACAAAGTAACTGTAAGCATGGCTGTGTCACTTATGAAACTCAGCCAGATGGTGATGCGGCATGGGATTGATATACAGGTTAATAGCATCTGTGGCTGTTCTGTTGTCTCTCGTGCGCGTAACGTCATTGCAAAACAGTTCTTGGAGTCTGATTGTGACCACCTGATGTTCATCGACGCCGATATGACGTTTGAGCCGGAGTCAGTTATTCGGTTGATGGGGTGGAATCAAACCCGTGGGATTGTGGCTGGTGCTTATCTAGCCCGTAAAGAACCAAAGACCTACATCCTGTCGCTGGATGGTGGAGATGGTATCAACGGCTCCCGTGGCAAAGTCACGATGGATAAAGATGGTCTTGTCAGGGCTTACCGCGTAGCTACGGGCTTTATGATGATCCAGAAGCAAGTCTTTACCAAGTTGGCTGAACTGCATCCTGAGTGGAAACACATGGATAACGGCAGTCCGCAAATGCTTTACAGCTTTTTTGACTTCTTGGTAACCCCAGAAGGTATGATTGGCGAAGACTTCCTCTTCTGCGACCGTGCGCGTGAGGCTGGGTTTGAGGTGTGGGTTGATCCGACTATCAAGCTGGGTCACATGGGCGTGATCGAGCATAAGAGTGATTTTGGTAACGATGTGCTTTATCCGTCCTTGGACGCAGCGCAAACAATGAGTACCGCAGCGTGAGTACGATTAAAACCTCCCCAGTTACTTGGGTGGTAGAACGCCTGATGTGTGACTGTGGCGGTGAGTTTCAACATAAGTTCAGTATCAAATACAAAGCTAATCCGTTCACGCATGTGTGTGATAAGTGTAATGCCGTTGAAGATACGGACGCTATATATCCTAAAACCGTTTGGAGAGAAGCATGAGCCAAGCATGGACGCGTAAAGAAGGAAAAAATCCTGCCGGTGGTTTAAACGCCAAGGGCAGGGCTTCTTACAACGCAGCTAACCCCGGTAAGCCGGGATTGAAGCCACCAGCACCGCATCCAAAAACAGAAAAAGACGCTGGCAGAAGGAAGTCTTTTTGCGCGAGAATGACGGGTATGGAGGGGCCGATGAAGAAGCCCAACGGTAAACCAACACGTAAAGCGTTATCGTTAAAAGCATGGAACTGTTAACAAAATCTTGCACTCGTTGCAAAGAAATAAAACCGCTTGATGCGGTTAATTTCCCATTACATAACAAAACAAAGTCTGGATTTGATAGTTGGTGTCGTGGCTGTCGAAATGAGTATCGTAACGCCAACTGCCGTGGAATGTACCGTAATTCGATTACTGATGAAGCCCTAGCGGATTTAAAATTAGCCGTAACGCAGTGTGTTATTTGTGGCGCAGAAGGTAAGCTGGTAGTGGATCATGACCATGCAACGGGTAAAGTAAGAGGTATGCTTTGCAGTCATTGTAATCGTGGGCTTGGGCATTTTAGAGATGATCCAACGCTCTTGGAGTTTGCCGCGCAGTATTTGTACGCCTCATGTGACAGCCCAAAATGGGAAGAATATTTAAATTTTGAGCCTTCGGGCTTGGAAATGTTAGGAGACAAACATGGCTGATAACGAGACAAAAGGCTTTAACCGTTCAAAACAGATTGAGCGGGAAGAAAATGAAGCAGATAAAAAAATAGTTCCAAAACTTTTAAAAAAAGCCGCTGGCGCTGCCTTTGCTGTTCCAGCCGGTTTAGCAGGAGCAGCAATTTTAGGGCCGCAACCTGATAGTCCCGGCTATATAGATTCAGGGAAGTTTGGAGCAAAATCTGCTTACTACACTGTTACGGGCGATAAAAAAGGGCTAAAGCAAGCCGAAGATGACTATCTTACCGCCAAAAGAGAAACAGCCGAAAATAAAAAAGCCAAAGGCGGCACCATCAAAAAGATGGTTCGTGGCGGTGGTATTGAGTCACGCGGCAAGACTAAAGGGCGGTTTGTATAATGCCTTCTTCCTCCAAAAAGCAACATAACTTCATGGCAGCAATAGCTCATAGCCCCTCATTTGCTAAAAAAGTTGGGGTATCTCAATCTGTCGGCAAAGACTTCAATGCTGCTGACAAAGGTAAGACTTTTAATAAAGGTGGCATGATGAAAATGCGTAAATTTGCAGAAGCAGGATATGTTGATGATAGCGATATGGATGACGAGGGCAACACAATAAGTAAATACTCAGTAGACCCAGATAGCCGTAGAGCGCATGGTTTACGCGATGAAGAACCCACTCCCAAAAGACCTGCCGCTACTCGTGCTGCCGCTCCTCGCGCTGCCGCTACTCCTACTAGATCAAGTACTACAAGCCCTAGTTCTGGGGTTACCCCAGAGCAAGAAACAGCTTTACAAAAACGAGAGAGCGAGGCATTTGAAACTACTTTAACTAAAGGCGCAAAAAAGAGGGCCGAGGTTGAAGCTGAAAAAACTAGTGCGCCAAGGATGGGGCCAATGCGTGGCGGCAGAGTTAAAGATGAGGACGGGGTAAGTAGATACGCTAGTGAGTATATTTCCCCTGAACGAAAGAAAGAAATTGCAAAGGACTTAGCTATAGAAGCGGTTACTTCAGTTCCAGCAGCAAGAGTGGCGCAACTTACGTACCGTACTGTTCAAGCGGCTAAAGCCGCTAAAGCCGCTGCAAGAGCGCGTGATATTAATACACCTATTCGCGAACTTATAAGCGAAAGAAGAGCTGCCGGTTTACAAGGACATAAATCAGGCGGCAAAATAATGGGTTTTAAAAAAGGCGGCATGGCAAACTTTGAGAAGTCTGGCAAAGATGTCGAGAAGAAGGGCATGAAAGAAGGCTCTAAAGCTGATATAGCGTTGGACAAGAAGCAAATGATGGGTATGAACATGGGCGGTATGACCCGCAAGTTTGGCAAAGGTGGTATGCCCATGAAAGACGGGAAACCCGCGTTTATGAAGAAGTTTGCTAAAGGCGGCGGTATTGAGTCCCGTGGCAAGACCAAAGGCACCATTATCCGTATGGCTTCTGGTGGCTCTGTTAGCTCCGCTTCACGTCGTGCTGACGGGATTGCTCAACGCGGCAAGACCCGCTGCTAGGATGCGCCCGTCTCGTGGGATGGGAGCCATAGCTCCCTCAAAGGTGCCTAAACTCATCAAGAAACGGGATGGGAACGAGCCTGTTAAGGTGTTTAAACAGGGCGGTAAGGTCAACGAGGCGGGCAACTACACTAAACCGGGTCTGCGTAAACGTATCTTCAACAGCGTCAAGGCTGCGGCAATTGTAGGCACGGGTGCTGGGCAGTGGTCAGCCCGTAAAAGTCAGGTACTAGCAAAGAGATATAAGGCTGCTGGTGGTGGATACCGTGATTAAGAAGCCCCAGCAGTCCCTGAAAGACTGGGGTGACCAGAAATGGAGAACCAAAAGTGGAAAACCATCTAGTAAAACAGGTGAAAGATACCTTCCAGAAGCTGCGATTAAAAATCTCAGTCCTGCTGAGTACGCTGCGACAACGCGTGCAAAACGCGCTGGTAAAGCAAAAGGACAGCAATTTGTAGCTCAACCCAAGAGCATAGCCAGAAAAACGGCGGGATATAGGTAATGGCTTATAAAACCACAGATACCACCGCTTTTAACCTAGACCTAAATGGTCTGGTAGAAGAGGCGTTTGAGCGTTGCGGACAGGAGCTACGGTCTGGCTACGACATGCGGACGGCTAGGCGCTCCCTGAACCTGCTGACGATGGAGTGGGCTAATCGCGGCATCAACATGTGGACTATAGAGCAGGGCAGTATACCGCTGGTATATACCACCCCAACACCGACGATTACCTACGACCTGCCGGTAGACACCGTTGACCTGCTTGACCATGTTATCCGCACGGGAACTGGCACCAACCAGACCGACATCAATATCAGCCGTAT